CAGTTAAAGGGCCTGTAGAAATGCCTACAGTAGTAACTTCTTATAATGATTATGTAAGAAAGTTCGGAGTAACTTTCACCTCAGGTTCAGACAAATTCGAATACTTAACTTCATTAGCTGTTAAGAATTACTTCTCTCAAGGAGGTAACACAGCCTTAATCACTAGAGTTGTAGATAGAGAAGGTGCACTTTACTCAGAAGCAACAAGTACAAATATTGCTTCTAACAAAGTAACAGGAGTAAATAGAGCAACAGGATCTGGAGTAATAGCAACAACATCAGCAGACGGGCAACAATACGCAGTAGTGTTTGGAGGAAACACATACACTTTCGTAGCATCAGATAGTCCAATGCCAAATGATCAACCAACTGCAAATGTATGGTATTTCCCAACAGGATCTAATGTAGAAACTACAATTGAGAACTTGGTACAGCAAATTAATGATGCGGCACTATACCTGCCGGTAAGTGCTTCTAAAGCAAGTGCAACAACTTTAGCACTATCAGGATCAGTAGCAGGTACCTCTAGAAACGGAATTACATTTATTACAGGATCAGTAATAGGAGGAACACCAAACTCACCAGCAGTAATTACATTACAGGGAGGTACAGACGCAGCAGCTTCTTCTTTCCCATTCTCAATTAGTACATTAGGTAAAGGAGTTATTTATAATAACTCTACAGCAGCAACAGATGCAGGAGTTCAAAATACTGACGGATCTTTAATATCAGGTTCAGAAGATAACTTAAGATGGGAAATTACAAACGTAAGTAACTCTAGAGGAACATTTACATTATCAGTAAGAAGAGGAGACGATAGTACGAATACTAAAGTAATCTTAGAAACATTTAACAACCTTTCATTAGATCCAGCTTCGGATGATTATATCGAGAAAAGAATCGGTAGCCAATACACACAAGTAGGTTCAGATGGAAATTCTAAGTTCTTACAATTGATAGGAGATTATCCAAACAGATCAAACTATATTAGAGTAAGTGATGTAAATTTACCTACAATTAACTATTTAGGTAACGATGGAATATCTGTAAATTTAGATACAACAGGAGTTTCATACTCAGCATCTTTACCGCAAGCTGTTTCTGGAGCATTTTACAATGCAGGAGGTACTATAATAGGAGGAGCTAACTTCTTTAGTAATATTGCTACTCAAACACAAGGATTAGTAGCACTAGATTATACAGATCGTGCAATTCCGTTATTAGAAAATAGAGATGACTATCAATTTAACGTAATAGTAGCACCAGGTATAACAGCACAAGATCACCCAACAGTAGTAGACGCACTTATCTCTTTAGCAGAAAATAGAGGAGACTGTATTGCAGTGGTAGACTTGGTAGGGTATGAAGCTACAATTTCACAAGTAACAGAAAAAGCAGCAGTATTGAATAGTTCTTACGCAGCATCTTACTGGCCTTGGTTACAAACCAGATCAGCTACAGGTAAAAACGAATGGATTCCAGCTTCAGTTGTAATACCAGGAGTTTACACATTTACAGATGCAGCTTCAGCACCATGGTTTGCACCAGCAGGACTTGTAAGAGGAGGGATTCCAGGAGTAATTCAAGCACAAAGAAGATTAACTAAAGGAGAAAGAGATACTCTTTACTCAGGAAAAGTAAATCCAATTGCTTCTTTCCCAGGAACAGGTATATCAGTATTCGGACAAAAAACATTACAAACAAAAGCTTCAGCTTTAGATAGAGTAAACGTTAGACGTTTATTAATAGAACTTAAGAAGTTCATTGGTGACCAAGCTAAAAACTTAGTATTCGAACAAAATACTATTGCAACAAGAAATAGATTCTTAGCGACAGTAAATCCTTACTTAGAATCAGTAGTACAAAGACAAGGTCTTTATGCATACAGAGTAGTAATGGACGAATCTAATAACTCAGCAGATGTAGTTGATAGAAATCAATTAATAGGACAAATCTACATTCAACCAGCTAAAACAATTGAATTCGTAGTATTAGACTTCACAATTGAACCAACAGGAGCAACGTTTGTATAATATTTAGAAACACAGATATTTATAATTAAATAAGTAAACAATAAAATGGCAGTATTAGATCCAAACGAAATAATGTTCAGAGCCTTCGAACCAATGGTTCAGCACAGGTTCGTAATGTATATAGACAATATCCCAGCTTTTATGATTAAAAACGTAAAAGCACCTACCTTCTCAGACAATGAGATCAAACTTGATCACATAAACTCTTACAGAAAAATAAGAGGAAAAAGAAACTGGGAAAATATGGCTATGACCTTATATTCACCAATTACTCCTTCTGGAGCACAAGCTGTAATGGAGTGGGCTCGTTTAGGATACGAATCAGTAACAGGTAGAGCTGGATATTCAGATTTCTATAAGAAAGATTTAACTTTAAACATTCTAGGTCCTGTAGGAGATATCGTAGGGGAGTGGATTATTAAAGGAGCTTTCTTAATAAAAGGAGATTTTGGACAATTTGACTGGACTTCTGCTGACGGAGTAGTAGAAATAGCAATAGAAGTAGCAATGGATTATTGTGTATTAAATTACTAATAACATTAAAATAAAAATTAACAAGCCTGGCAATAGTCAGGCTTTGTTGTTTTAAAAAAGTTTTATTCGTATATTTATATATAGAAAAAGTTACTAACAAATAAAATTTATGGAACAAAAGCAAAAATTTCCTACCGAAATGGTAGAATTGCCATCAAAAGGATTACTTTATCCAAAAGATTCTGAACTAGCATCAGGTAAGATCGAAATGAAATACATGACAGCTCGTGAAGAAGATATTCTAACAAATCAAAATTATATCCAACAAGGAGTAGTTATTGATAAATTACTACAGTCTCTTATTATAACTCCAATTAACTATGGAGATCTTTTAGTAGGGGATAAGAATGCAATCTTAATTGCTTCTAGAGTATTAGGGTACGGAAAAGATTATGAATTTGAATACAAAGGACGAAAAGAAGTAATCGATCTTGCAGAATTAAAACCTAAAGAGATTAACTACGACGCTTTAAAAGGAGGTAAGAATGAGTTTGCATTTACAATGCCAGCATCAGGAACATCTGTTACTTTTAAATTACTTACTCATGCAGATGAGCAAATTATTGATCAAGAAGTAAAAGGATTAAAGAAACTAACAAAAGATGCTTCTCCTGAACTTTCAACAAGATTAAAAAGAATGATTACTTCAGTAGAGGGAGATTCAACACCTAAAGCAATTAGAGATTTTGTAGATAACTACTTATTAGCAAGAGACTCTAGAGCATTTAGAGAACATGTTAGACAAGTACAACCAGATATTGATTTAAAATTCTTCCCAGAAGACGGACCTGAAGGAGGGGTTGATATCCCAATTGGGGTTAGCTTTCTTTGGCCTGACTCCGGATTATAGAGCCGGACTTTTTGCACAACTACATGACATAGTTTTTAATGGACAAGGAGGTTATTCTTTTGAATCAGTATACGAATTTCCAATTTGGTTAAGAAAGTATATTCATAGAACTATGGTAGAGCATTATCAAAAACAAAATCAACAACAGCAACAACAGTCCGGTAAGACATCAGTATTACAAAACGGGCATATAAAAGCACCAGACTATAGTACAAAGGCTCCTAGATAATAGGAGCTTTAGCTATTTATAATAAAATCTCCATTAATGGCGTTAAATAAACAATCGCAAAAAGACGTACAGGATACAGCAACCTACATAGAAGATACACTTAAATCAGTATCTGCTAATCTAGGAGAAGTGTTTAAACAAGCTGTTGAATCTGCATTTGACGGAGTAGATGCCACTGTTATGACGGTTGCAACAAAAGACTTCACACGAGCAATGGCAGCAGCAGCTAAGACTTCTGAAGACTTAGTAAAAAATCATTATAGAATTTCTCAAGGATTAACTACTTCTAAAAATTTAGAAAAGCAATTACAAACAATTGCAGAAAGGAAATTAGAATTAGAAAGAAAATACGCTTACACAAAGCAGTTAGCAGAGGATATAGGTAAGAAGATGACAAAGCAGCAGGAGAAAGCCTTTGGTGATGCTCAAGCAGCTTTAGATTTACAAGAACGGATTCTTGAAGCAGATAGGCAATCTCTTATAAGCATAGAAAAGAAAGTAGGGCTCACAGGTAAACTTGTATCGGCTTTAGGTAAAATACCAGGAATAGGTCAATTCTTAAAAGCAGATGAGATTGATCAGGAGATGAGAAAAGCAGCTGCAAATGGTGCTAGCAAATTCCAGACTATGGGAATTGCAGGTAAAATGGTAGGTAAGCAGTTACTTGAAGGTCTTTTTGATCCTTTAGCAATGATAGGTGCTATCTGGAGCGGCTTTATGAGGGTAAATAAGGCAACTGTAGATGTACAACGATTAACCGGACAATACGAAACATCTATTGCGGGAGTTAACGATAGATTAGCAACATCAGCACAGTTTTTAGAAACTGCAGCAGAACTAACAAAACAGTGGGGAGTTTCTGCAACACTAGTATTTACTCCAGACCAAATCGGACAAATAGCAGAAGCTAAGAACCTATTAGGACTTTCAGCTGAACAAGCAGGAAGAATGGGAATGTTGATGCAAACCACAGGTAAGTCAGCAGACCAGGTAGGACAGGGAATTTACGATACAGTAAATGCATTTAATGGTGCAAATCGAGCAGGAATAGCACACGGAGTAGTCTTACAGGACGTACTAAGTGCCTCGGATAGTATAACAGCTTCTTTAGGGAATAGTGAGAAAAAGATAGGAGCAGCTGCAGTAGCAGCTAGGGGATTAGGGTTAAGCTTAAACGAACTAGACGACATTGCAGGAAGCTTTCTTAATTTTGAAGATTCTATATCTGCAGAATTAGAAGCACAGTTACTCACTGGAAAAAATATAAATTTATCTAAAGCAAGAGAACTTGCATTAAATAACGACTTAGAAGGAGTAGCTAACGAACTAAGTAAAAACGGAGCATCAGCAGTAGAGTACGCTAACATGAACCGTCTTGAACAAGAAAGCTTAGCTAAAGCAATGGGTATGTCTAGAGATCAACTTGCTAAAAGCGTACTAACGCAAGAGGCAATGAAGAACATGACTGACGAGCAAATTGCCAAAGCAAGAGGAGTTACCCTAGAACAGTCAAAAGCAATGGACGTTCAAGAAAAGATGCAAGTAGGTATGCAAAAGTTAGCAGAAGCTTTCGCACCAGTCTTAGACGTAGTTGTTAACTTAGTAGATGCTTTAATGTTCGTTATAACACCTGTAGCAAAACTTATTGCAATGGTAGTAGGAAACCCTATAGGGAAAGCAATATTACTAGCAGTAGTAGCAGCTAACTTTTTAGGAGTAGCA